GCTTTCCAGTCATCTTACTAATGTGAATGGTTGATACTTGCATAATTTAACCTCCAGTTAATAGGCATAATTGCCCTATTGAATAAAATAATGGTTTTTTGTGCATATTAGTATTAGGACAAACCCTAATAAAATAATGCATTGGTTGATTGTCAAAACTGGATCAAATTAGCAGACCAATTTGGATGCCCCTCGCACACGCTTAGAGGCATTTTGTCAATTTGTGACACCTTACCCTTAACTCAATTGTGATCGTGTCACTATGAGCGTTTTAACAAGCACCACATTGGTGCAGATTAGCACCGTCCTGGTGCAGCTCAATTTGTCAATTAGGACTTTCCCTAATAGGGTTTACCCTTAGGCCCCGGTTAGTGAGTACTTACTAACTTAGCTCATTGTGCAATGCACCAATTTACCATGCACCAAGTTGGTGCAGCCTGGTTGTGAGTGAGTGCTTACTTACCGGATTGTTGCAATGCAACAAGTTAGTAGTTACTAACCTGGGCAATGTGAGTGAGTGCTTACTAACCTGGGTTGTTGCAGTGCAGCAAGTTAGTGAGTGCTTACTTAGGCCGTGCACCAAGTTGGTGCATTGTCAGGTTAGTGAGTGCTAACTAACTTAGGGGGGCATTTTGTTGCGCCGCACCAACCCTTTTTGACTCCCTGACAGCCGGGCGCGGGAGACTCTAACCAAACTCAAGCTCTTGCAAATTTCCTTGATATTTTTTATTTTTTCATAATGCGGAATAGACTTGTATAGAATTAGGCTTAAACGAGAATCATTCTTATTTAGAAAAGTTGTAAGTTATTGATTTACCTAGTAGTTGTATAGAACTATCCATAGAATGTATAGATTTAAGAAAATTAAGTGCTTGATTTATAAAGATAAAAAAAAATTGCTGCACTGCATCCTGGATACTGTGGATAGTTCTATACAACTTTTTGTCGCTCTAAGTGCTTGATTGGAAAGAATAAAAAATTTGAAAGACAGGGTATCCATAGTATCCACAGTATTTCTCTATTATTTCTCTTTAAAAAAAAGAATAATACTACTAGGGGGTATAAGTGAAAAATACTGTGGATACTATGGATACTATGGATTGAAGTTCTATACATTGGAATAAAATCAAAGACTTGGAAAAAGTGATATCATTGGAAAACACTGTTTTTCGTACCCTGTCTTCTGTGGATACTATGGATTGGGGCGGAGGTTGTATAGAATTTGCATAAGTAGATGTATGAAGAGACTAAACCCACTTACCAAATCCCCCTACCGTTGTGGCGATCAGAACGGTGGAATGTTCTTTTACAACTACCGCACGGATGTCCTATCCAACGGATTCCGTGGCGAACGTTGGCTCAGTCCGATTGCGTTTGAAAAAGCGCTCAAACGGGACAGACTTGCCAAACTGAAAAAACGGCGGCAAGCAGGTAAGCTGCGACGTAGGTCAAAGTATGACGACTAAGTACTATGTGTACCAGATCAAAGGCCTATTAGAGCGTGCGGATAAAAGTATCGGAGGGTTAGTCGTGTTATTGTGCACACCCCATGCATTCGAAGAGGTCAATGTACCAGGTGATATTTTTGATAAAGAGACTCTGGCGTTCTTGAGGTATCGGATTGCGGTGAATGACTTTTTGGATGTCAACAAACTGCCATGGGAAGCGCTCAAGAAAATCCGAGAGCCATTGAACAAATACCTCGATGATTGGGTAGCAAGTGGCAATATCAAGTAACACCCCCGTGCCCGTGCTCGATGGTTGGACTTTAGCAAAGAACCTATCCAAAGGCGATTGGGTTTTTTCTAAGGAAGGTCTACCCATCCAGATCAAGAGCGTGCAAACCTACACCCCGCCCGAGATGTTTAGCGTGGGGTTGTCCGATGGCGTGTATGTGGATGTGGATCGTCACACCAAGTTTCCCATCCAAACCCTTTTTGATCGGCAAACAGAGAGCCGTTACACTGGCAAGTACAAGCGGTGGGCAAAACAGAAGTACGCCAGCCCCACCGAAATGCTCGAGCGTGGATTAACTGGTGGGTATGATCAAGCGTTTTATTCAATTCGCACCACCCGTCCGATCCACTTTCCGTTTGAAGACCACCCCGTACCGCCCTTTATCGTGGGGATGTGGATGGCACGAACCAATCCCAACAACCGTTACATGTTACGGTCTAACATGATCGAGTATGTGCAAAAGGAAATCCGCAAGACGGGGTGGAGTTTTAAGATGCACCCCCGTAATGTCTTGGAAGTGCGCCCCTCGATTCGCACATCCTTCCTCACCCGTTACCCAACCGTGCCAGCAAAACTGCCGATTGAGTACACTTTTGGGTCGATTGAGCAGAGAATCGACCTTTTGCGTGGTTTGATCGCTACAAAACCAGGTTGTTACAACAAAAAACTCGATAAGTTCTTGATTTTTGGTCGAAATTTGAATTTTTTAATCACGATTCAAGGAATTTGTGAGTCGTTGGGCATGAAAACGCAAGTTTTTGACAACAAAACCTCACTGACACACCAGTTGGCATTCAAAACGGACATCAAACTGCACCCCGAGCAACCAGATACCAAGATTTCCAAGCATTTTGATCGTCGGATTGTCAAAAACATCGAAAAGATCGACCCTAAACCCAGTATTCACATCGTTACTGACGAACCATTTGTCGTAGGACAAGGATTTTTACCCATATGGCACTAACCAAAGGACAAGAAAAGCTCTTAGCGAGCTTTGCGTTGAAAAATAAGCACTGGCCCAAGGATCAGTTGGAATTAGCCCTATGGCGGGTGCGTTGGGAGCTCCAAGCACTCGACCATCAGCGTGAACCCGAGGATGGCGAGTACGATACCATGCTCATGTTAGCCGGTCGTGGTGCGGGTAAGACCTACACCGCAGCCAATTGGATCGGATTGCGAGCGGCACTCTACAACGGCACTCGTTGGTTAGTCACAGCCCCGACATCAAACGACATTCGCGCGACTTGCTTTGAGGGTGATTCGGGATTATTGAACATCATCCCGCCCGTGTTGATTGAAACCTACAACAAATCGCTTTTTGAGATCCACCTTAAAAACGGCTCGATCATCCAAGGCATTCCTGGTTCTGAACCCGAGCGTTATCGTGGTAAGCAGTTCCATGGAGCGTGGTTTGACGAGTTAGCCGCGTTTGACTACATTGATGACGCTTGGGATCAAGCACAGTTCACCTTGCGTTTGCGTGACCCTCGGATTGCACGGGTTCAGCAGATTGTTACCACCACCCCAAAGCCTCGTGAGTTGATTGTTGACCTCAACGACGGCAAGGTAGGGGGTGATGTGTTTGTAATCAACGCCTCGTCCTATGACAACCGTTCAAACCTCTCTGCATCGTTCTTCAAAGCCTTGGAAACGTATGAAGGCACGGATCTGGGTAAGCAAGAGATCTACGGTGCGATCCTTGACCCCGAAGATGCGGGTATTGTCAAGCGTAAGTGGTTTAAGATGTGGCCAGCAAAGAAACCCACGCCCGTCTTGGAATATGTGATCGCTTCATACGACCCAGCAACCTCTGAGAAAACCATGAACGACCCCACCGCATGCGAAGTGTGGGGTGTGTTTGAGGACACCGACAAAGGGACATGCGTGATCCTTTTGGATGCATGGGATAACCACATGTCCTACCCCGAGTTGCGCCGTCGCATCATCAACGACTACAAAGAGGTGGTGTACGGTGCGGACAACGACTTTGGTAAAGGACGAAAAGCGGATCTCATCTTGATCGAGGACAAGTCAGCGGGTATCTCGCTAATCCAAGAGCTTCAACAGTCTGGGATTCCCGTACGAGGCTACAACCCTGGTAAAGCGGACAAGGTGCAACGTTTGAACATCGTGGCACCGCTCATTGCCAAAGGCAAGGTGTATGTCCCCGAGAACCCAGAGATTCCCAATGAGTTTGCAGACTGGGCAAAACGGTTTATACGGCAAGTCTGTTCGTTCCCAGAGTCGGGTGGGCATGATGACTATGTGGACTCCCTCTCCCAAGCCCTACGAGTCTTGCGTGACTCGGGTTGGATTGCTCTTGACCCCTTACCCCACCGAGATTACGACTACGCTGACGATGAGATGCGTAAGAAACGCTACAATCCGTATGCCGTGTAGGGCGGAAAGGTAAGCCTTTTTGCATAAGTAGTTATAGAAGTCTTATCTAAACTTTTATACTCATGCTCCCATCCCCCATCAAAACCCCCGAAGAGATGTTGTTTGAATCGGCTGGCATTCCTCACATGCAAGCGGGTGGGCAGCCACCACAACCAGCACAGACGGGTTTACAAGCATTGTTGGGTGGGTCAAACCCTTCATTCATTCGAGATTTAGAACCACAAACACCCGTGGAGTTTTTTCGTCACAATCCAAAGAATCGGTTTGGGGCAAAAGACAAACTAGAAACTAGACCGAGTGCGGTTGACAAAGATACGATGACAGACTTCATCCGTGCGATGCGTGCGGGTGAAAAATATGGTGTACCACAACTTCCGCCCGAGTACTTGGCATCGATGCTGATGAAAGAAACTCGCAGCGACTTCGGTTATAATGAATTCAACAAAAATAACCCAAGAGCTCGTATGATTGCGGAAATGTTAATGAAAGAAGGATTTGATCCCGCAGCCGCTGGTTTCGGTGCGGCGATCTTCGATAAGATGCAAGTATCCCAGCGATTAAAAGTTCCATTTGCACAAGCGTGGAATGGCATGGGTGTGAATCGGCAAGGACAAACGGGTGCACAGTACGCCCAAGGAATTTCAAGTGGTTTTGAGGCAGTAATGAATCCACGCAACCAACCGATGTTGAGTGCGGTACGAGAGGCATACAATTACCAACCACAAACAGCACAAACACAACCGCAAGGTATTTCTGCGGAAGGATTAGCAAACGCCATGCCACAATTTAATGTGGGTGGCTCAACAACACCTTTTTATGACATGAGCAAAATGGTCATACAAAAACATTTATCTGGAAAATAATTAATGGCTAACCCAATTCTTCCAATTCAAGCAGGAGTAAGTCTTGAATCACTTGATCGAGATCGTGACATTGAACAAACACAAATGTCCGAACAAGAAATTGAGCAATTAGAAGAGGCTCTTGGTTTAGAAGATTCCGGCGAATTAGACGAAGAAGTGATTGAACTGGATGACGGTTCAGTCATCATTAACTACACTGCAACTGAAGGTCCAATGAAGAATCCCGAGTTCTATGCGAACTTGGCAGAAGAAATGGACGAAGGTACGTTGCAAGGACTAGCAACTGAATTTTTAGATCTAATTGAAGTTGACCGTGAGTCAAGAAAAGAAAGGGATAAGCAGTATGAAGATGGATTGCGTAGAACGGGGCTTGGAAAAGATGCGCCAGGAGGGGCGACGTTTGACGGTGCTTCCAAAGTGGTTCACCCAGTTATGGCAGAAAGTTGCGTTGACTTCGCGGCTTCGTCGGCTCGTGAATTACTTCCGCCAGAAGGTATTGTAAAATCGCACATTCGTGGCGAGGCAGATCGGGTTCGATTAGAAACCGCAGAACGCAAAGCAAACTTCCTTAACTG